GCAATCTGCTGCATTAGTTTAGGAATTGCAGCGTTATTACGATAGTCGTAATTGAATGCTTTGAGGATGTAATTGAGAGTGGAAGAATCTTTAGAGTTCTTGGCTCTATTGATTAGTTCTTCTGTGGAGATGGATGGTTTGTAGATTTTGAAATCAAGTAACACACAGTGGGCATATGCCTGAATTTCATCGAACTCAGAGAGATATCTTCTCTCAATGTTCTTCTTTTCATGTTTTACTTTCTTGTAAGGAACGACATAGTTAGACCATTCATCCCCTCTTCTATCGAACTGCATGAAGTGTATTAACTCATGCATTTGAGTCTGCATTATACGATATTTAAACTTGTTCCATGTATCGTATGTGAATGGAAACCTATCGAACTCAGTTGTGTATATTTGGATACAGCACTGTCTTTCATCTGGTCCATACTCACCACCAACGGCAACATAGTTGTCGTACATTTTGGCTTTGGATTTTTGTGGGAGAAACTCGACTTTGGTTTTCCACTTTCTGAAGTAGTTTGAAAGACCCTTACTATCGTTGCAATAGTTGTCTAGGTCTTTCCATACTTTCGAAGGTATAAAGGTTGCTCTAAATGGACGCTCGTGGAAGTTGAGCAGATCCATCCAATCGTAATTAGCGTTTTCCAGGAATTCAAAATTGCATGGCATTTTACATCCCAGAAAGGCATTTTACATCTTGAGATTACCTTCCAAGAATGCGAGTACCTTTCCCTGCTCCTCTAAGTTAGTATTGCTAAACTCGGTAATATAAGGCATCAGATCAAAGTTTGATAGTAGATTACTATATTTAGTTTCTCTGCCTCTTAGGAATTGTTCAGACTGGTCGGAACCCCTATCCTTGTATCTCTGTTCTAGGATCTCCTTCGGTGCTTTCAAATAGACCACCTGTAATTCGGTATTTGGAAGTCCCATGGCGAACTCTAAGAAAGACTGATTAAAGATTCGATCTCCTTCGAACAGGATGTTACAGTTGTGAGTCTGAATCCACTTTTGTAACTCAGGCTGAACCGCCATACTAAGACGATCTGTTCCAGCGAAGGTTTCACCCTCTTGATACTTACCAAGAATATAGAGATCCAACTCTTCATTATATAATGCCGATACCAGTTTGGCTGGCTCTGTTTCGATACATTGTTTACCTTCAATAAACTTACGGAATAGAGTGGTCTTACCAGTTCCAGGTTGACCACCAACAGCAATCAATTTACGAGTCTTCATAGGGTTTGTCACCTTTACAATATTAATAGTGTCACCGACACCGATTCTGTCATTAAACATTTCTTGCTTCTTTAATTAAGTTCTTTAATTCATCTTCAGTAAACACCCATACTCTTCCGAGAAAGTGATGAGTGTCACTATCCACATTATGCTTCTTAGTGAATGTTGTTTTCTTAATTATATCCCGTGCAAGATTCTTAGACAAGTTTTCTTTAATCTCATCTGCATAGGTTGGAACAGTTTCTTTTAGTTTCAATAACTCGAACTCCGCAACCTTATGTTCAACTGTAATCTTATTGAATGAATAAGTGTCAAGAAAATCTTCCATATCGAATCCACCGAATGATAGAGCACTAGAAGATACTGTGCCACCACCAGTAATTGTTATGGTATCACTAACACTACTCACACTACCACCAATTATAGTACTCATGTAAACATCTCCAATCCATTTAATATAGGTTCTTCATCTTCAAACATCCAATCCATATTCTGCATTTTGCCAGTGTTAAGGAAGGATGTAAATTTCTCTTTATCAATACCATTTCTATGGTCTAATCTCAAGTCAATGGTTTCTTCTCTTGACTGCCATAGAACATTCCAGTCAATACCATACCAACCATCTTTCTCACACTGCATAATCTCTTCTGCTTGTCGGTCGAGATAGTAACCAAGATACCTTCCATGGCTCTTTCTGAATATCTTCTTGAAAGAACAAAGACAGGTTTCCATGGTAAAGTAATCTATTTGGGAGTCCAGTTCTGGAAATCTTTCTTTCGTTTCAATGAGAATCTCTCTCGCTTGTGCTTCCAAATTAGCATAATCGACTCCAGTGAGTTTTCTATCCATATCGTTATCCCTCCCAATGGCGAGAAGTAATCCATTACGATGAGAGCGAGAGCCATCATAATCATCCAGCATGAGGCTAGTAGGAGTGATACGCACACCAGCAGTATGCTTAAGATGCTGAAGATAAAACCAAGTGGAATAACGACCAAACTTATGCAGCCCAGACTTAATGCCTGTCCAGAGATTATTAAAGTTCTCTTCCTCAGATTGTCCATAGTATTCTTCCAGTTTTTCTCGTTGTGTCTTATCGCCAATGAATTGCTGATAAGAAGCAAACATCGCAGGGAGATGCCCCTTGTTCCACTTTGTATCAGTCTGATATCTTAATCGTTTATAGTTGGCAGTGTTCCATTGAGTAATACGATCAACTGTTGCCAACTCAAAGTCAGGAAACTCATTCATGAGAATCCATGCAGTTGGAAGATAGTATGTGTTACCATACAACCAACACAACCACAACTTCTGTTCATCGTTGTGTTCGTATCTTTTGTTCAGATAGTTTGTTGCCCATACTGCTGGATCGCAGTCGTCATACTTTAATGACCATGCATACCAACGAATGAACGCTTCCCTACGATTTTGTTCTAATCTATAATCAAGCATACCATCTCTTAAATGAGAACTCTGGAACATCCCAGCATAACTGATTTTCCCATCTTTCGTTTTTATAAAAGAACTCGTCTTTTATATCTTTTAAATTTATAATGGCATATGTGCCAGTGAACAATCCAATTAGAAAACAATAAGAAGCACCATCATGTTTTAATGCGTGTTCAACTTTATGTTTTTTAATAGTTGCCACACCATCACCTGTTCCACATTGAACATCAATACGAACATCGGCAGTTCTATCAATCAAATCTGCGTCACCTGTTCGCTTAAATGTATCAATGCTTGTTAGGTCATCTCCACCATTTCTTTCGAGTTTACCCAGTATCAATTTATCAATAATAAATGGAGTAAATATCTTTTCAGATAGGTAACCAAGCATCCAGTTATAGTAAACATCTTCCATGGCACGACCATTGTTTCTCATACGAGGAAGAATATTGTGATTCTTAATCTTCATAAAAGTATCAATGATGTCTTGGTCTATGTTACCTTCATATGGAACAGATAACTGCTGATTGATTTTAGTAAAGATATTATTCAAACGAGAATTCTGTTGTTGAAGCACAGACCAGTTTGGTTCTTTAATATCTTTTGCAGAGAGATACTTTTGAAACTCATCCTTGCGAGTGAATCCCATTGCCTTACGATATTCTTTACTCATACTAAAAACTCTTCTAACGAGGGTTGTTCAAGTAGTGCGTCTCTTAACCATGCCTTACCAACTGCATTAATTGCTGCTTGGCTCTTTGCTCTTTTCTTATCACCCCACTTGTATGCTTCCAAACCCTCAGCACGGAATTGATCTCTGGCTTTGTATGGTGGTAGTGCTTGTAGTGGATTCACGATGGCAAAGTCACGATAAGCAATCTGCTCTGCTCTAGTTGGAAACAGTGGTTGGTCTGAACGAAGTGAACCTGTTGGATCAACTGCCCACCAAATCAAACCATTCTTGTAGTGCCATGTAACTGAAGAAGGAGTGCAAGACATCTTTAGTCGAGTCATCTTTCTTTCTTTAACTGCATAATCAATCCATGCATCCCAACACTTTGATGCATAACCCTTACCTTCATTTCCTTCAAGTGTAACAATCTCGTAGAGATTACTGTAACCATCTCGATTAAATGTGGCAAAGATTAAACAAACAACATCACCATTCACTTCAAGAGCCATTGGTGGTGCTTTGTCATAGTTATGAAAGCGATACCATAATGAATGTGCAGCCGATAAGAATTTTGTATTCTTACCAGCTGGACTAGTTTTAATTAACTCTTCAACTCTCGTTGAATTAACAAAGTTCATATTGTAAGTCCACCGCATCCTCAATAACTTCTTTTTCAATTGTCATTGCAAGTTGGTCATCAAATGTAATGTAATGGTTCATCAAAGTGTTAATAGGGAATCCTGGAACTTCTGCTCGTTTTGGTACATCAGCAGTAGAAGTAATTATACACCCATTTGATATAGAAGTCAAGTATAATGGTCGTTTACCATTGCGATAGAATCTAATAACTTTATCAACATGCAACTCTATAACGGCAAGACTAGAATCTTTCCAACGAATCAATGGGCTGATGCAATCTTCTGCTGTGTGTAAGATTAGTTCTGTATCGTTTTTAGTTTCGCAATCATAACCATATAACTCTTTCCACTTCTCAGGTAACTCTTGAGTGATAACACCATTGTGGACTACGGAAAGATTCTCATTGGCAATTGGTTGATTGAATTCTAAGTCACTGGTGCTGTAACGACAGTGACCAATCATATAAAGACTTCCATCTTCATTGACATAACTTGGAAAGTTAAATGGAAATTCATCGGCAGGAACTGGTCGCTTCTCAGTGATAATCTTTCCATGTTTAACATAGGAGATTCCAGTGGCATGCATTCCTCGAATCTTGGACTCAAGGAACACACGATGAAGCATTAAGAAATCCTCGGCACGAGGTTCTTTAATAATTGCGCCAATGACTGAACACATTAAAAGAATCCTTCAAGTGAGTTTGCCTTTTGTGACTCTGGATGATACTTCAACAGAGTTTCTTTACCAAGTTTTGATTCAAGGTATTCATACCACTCTTCAGACTCCCACATTGCAGAACTCACACCATTCCAAAGATGTCGTTGTGAACCATCTTCATACTTTTGGTCTGGATGTTCTTTGTTAAGTCTTCGTTGTTCAACAAATTCATAACGACAATCTTCATACTCTTTAGATCCCAACTCAGCCATCTTCTCACGGAAGTAAACAACCAATGAGATTCTCTCTGCTTCTTCGTCCATCAATTCAATTTGAGTATTGCCATGCATCACTTCATGATTGTTAATGAGTAGCAAATCTCCAGGTCTTGGATTGACAGCAACACGATACTCTGGTGCTACAAGATAGCATCCTTTGTAGTTACCATTATTACTCAATGTCAATAGATTGGATAGACCTTCAGTGAAGTCACCAGCATCGAAGTGACATGCAGTTCTGAAAGATTTATTTACAGTGACAGTAGTAAATGGAGTTCCAGGAACTAAGAAAGCAGGATCCAGTTTCTTTGCAGCTTCCATCTGATTGTTATATCGCCATGGCAACAAGTCTTTGAAACCTTGTGCAAGTTGCTGAAGGAATGGATATGCCATGGCAAACTTTGCTGGTTCACGAGCAGTGTAAGATGTCGCACGACCATAAGGAATGCGAGGATAACGATCGAACCATCCAGCAATACCAGACATTACACCATTGGCATAGGTAGTTGCGCAGACATACGCTTTCTCTACTCGTCTTGCCTCAATGACCATTTCAGATGCATCTAGTTTACGAACTTTCTCCACCCACTCGTTGAACACAAATCCATCTTTCTTGACTGCTTGAATACCCCAAACATTATTTCGTGTGGATGGTTTGTCAGTCTTACCTTCGTGCTTGGCTTTAATAACATCAATTGGATCTCCATCCAACGATGCTTTAGGATCCAAGAAGTATTCAATAATTTCTGATTCGTATTCAGTGACCCATTCACGATTACCCAACTTCTCTGCTCTTGGACCTGCAGCCATACCTCTGTTCTGAGTTTCAGTTGCTGCTTCACGGAGACCAATATACGCTTGGTCTTGTTGTTCTTTACTGAAGTAGTTCTTACGGAACTTCAAAACAATTCGTCTTTCGTCTGCGCCTGTGTCGCATGATGAACATTCTTGGTCGCAATCTGCTTGTGTGGCTAGATCGCAATTGGCTGGCATGTAAACATCACAGTCCTCTTCAATGAGAAAATCATAATGTGACTCATCAGGGAATTGCCCCAACATATGAGTCATATCAAGTTTCTCTTTTGCTACAATTACTTTTACCATAACTTTCTCCTAAAACTTAAATCCGTCAAAAGATTTTTCTGCTTTTTGTCTGCGACCAAAATTACTTTTATCAAACATGGGTTCATCGTCATCACTCTTTCCAGAGTCACTCAGCGTTTGTGCCGATGCCTCTACATCATAGAGTTTCATCTTCGCTCGATCAACTCCAATAACAAATCTCTTATAGAATCCTGGATCGTTATAGCGATTCTTCAACTGTTTAACAATAATCTGATTCAATCCTTCCAACTCCTCATTGCTGACCAAAGCAAACATAAAGTCAGCTGTCGCTGGCAATCCAAAAGATTCAGAGGTATCTTCAAGTCCTGGATCCGAGTTTGTGAATCCAGAACGAGTTGTTTGAGTGGCTGAGACAATGGGAACATTATACTCAACTGCCAATCCTCTTAGTTCTTCTGCAATGCTCTTAATATATGTATAAGAGTTAATACTTCCACCTTGCTTCATTCGTTGACTCGCACAAATATTGAGATAGTCAATGAAGATAATATCAGGTTTAAATTCTCGTTTCAACTTTAGTTCTTCCAGCAGTGCACGGAAATGACCAGAGTGAGCACCAGCAGTTGGGTATTCTTTGACAATTAGTTTACCTTTAGTCTTAGCTGTAATCTTAGCAATACGACTTTCGTAGATATCCCTGTCAATAACTTTTAGTTCATCCATGGTTAGGTTAAGAAGATTCGCATCAATTCTTTCAGCGATTCGTTCTTCTGCCATTTCCATAGTTATGTATAATACATTTTTTCCTTGGGTTAGACAACCAGCACCCACATGGCACATAAACAAAGACTTACCAACACCAGTGCCAGCAAGACAAATGTTAAGCGTTTTCTTTGATAGTCCACCCTTAGTGATTTTATTGAACATGTCAAGGTCGAATGCAACCTTCTCTTCCACCCTATGATAAAAATCATACCTCTCGTTGTGGTCATCAAGATAGTCATGCCCAATATGATTATCAAATGAAACGGCAAGAGCATCAGAAAGAATAGATGGTATAGCATCTTTCGTTTGGTGCTTATCGTTTCCGTCAATGATTCTGATTGCCGAGAGAACTCCATTATAAACTGCCCTATCTTTACAAAACTTTTCAGTATGTTCTAACATCCAGTCTTCATTGACTGGTTCCTGACTCAATGTGCCGATAAAGTCGCCAAGTTCAGACAACTCTTTATCATTGAGATCTTTCCTATTACTAATTTCAATCTGTAGGATTTCTTTGGATGCTGGCTTGTTATACTTCGTAAAGAAAGAAACAATCTCGTCTGCCAAGATTACTTCTTTGCGCTCTGCAAAATATTCTTTCTTGATAAATGGAATTACTTTACGACAATACTTCTCATCAAATATCAGATTGCTCAGAATCTTTTGTTCTATTCGCATCAATTTCTGTTCCGCCTGTATATGTTAAATTATTTTCTTCCACACCTTGATGCAGCAATTCTTGTAGTATATCACCTATGTATGCTTCAAAAGGTTTGAAGTCTGTCATACCTTTATCAGCATTCTCAAGTATCTCATACTCAAACTTTAAATGCAAGGAGTCATTCTTTTCATCTGGATCGAATGACACCTTTCCATATGTATAGATTATACCCTCAAACGCACCTTCAGTCAACTTAATTGCTTGAAGTCCACTGTGTTTGTGTTCAAGAACTTGGTATCTAAAATTACTCATCGAACTCTAACTCTTCCAATGCTTTGTCTAAGTCATCTTCTTGCATCATCTGTCCACCTTGACCGATTGAATACTTACTCTTTACAAAATCATAGAATGATTTGCTTGTAAGAATTGATAACCAGAAGTCTTTGTTATCAGTTTCTTTGATACGATATTTCTTGGCTTCTACTTCACCAGTCTCTGGATCGCACTTGGAATACCATCCGTTACTTGGTTTGACCACATGCTTGGATTCAAGAGCAAGGTCAAGTAGACCAGACCACTTACTGAGCCCACCATCAAAAGATACAGAAACAGGAATTTTAGATTTCTCTTTAACATAACGACTCTTCTCTACATTGATAATAAAATTGTAACCTACAATCTCAGTGCCTTCTTTTTCTTGCTGACGACCAAGAATGTATACATTATCTGCTGAATACATTGCACCAGTACCACCACCAACGATTGCTTTCGGGAACATTCCGATCTCCATATATGTATGGTTCACTACAACGAGTGGAATATCTTTCAAGTTCAAGTGTGGAGTTACCATACGGAACAATGACTTCATCTGTTTTGCTCTTGACATATCTGCAACAGACTTACCTTCCATGGCATCTTCAACTTCTTTCTTAGAAGCCAGATTACCAATGGAGTCAATGACAATAATCAAATGATCACCACGCTCTACATTGGACAACTGTTGCATAATATCGAACTTCAATTGTTCCACATCAGTGAGTGGAGTATGAACAACTCGCTTTGTATCAATACCGAATGTATCGAAGTAAGACTGCGGAGTACCGAACTCTGAATCATAGAACAACAACGCTGCATCTTCATACTTGTCCATGTAGGACTTAGCCATTAGCAATGAGAATGCTGTCTTGAAGTGTTTGCTTGGACCAGCCCACATTGTAATTCCTGGAGTAAGTCCACCATCAAGACGACCAGACAAAGCCACATTGATGATTGGAACAGAAGTAGGAATCATATCCTTCTTCTTAAAGAACTTTGATTCTGATAGAATCGCAGAGTCTTTGATGGTACTATTCTTTTTAATCTTATCTAAAATGCTCATATTAACCTTTCAGGAATTCTAACAGTTTTTCTTCGGTGACCATACCCACTTGTCGTCTGATTTCTTTTCCAGTGTCATCAACTAAAACCATAGTTGGAACAGAACGAACTTTATATTCTTGAGCCATCATCATCTCATTATCAATATCATATTCTTCAATTGGAATATCAATCTTATCTTTTGCGCCATTGATGACCATTGAGAGTCCTTTGCATGGACCACACCAATCGGCATAAAATTTTAACAGCTTCATTTATATCTCCTATTATACAGTAACTTTTGTTGCAAGGCAACTATGGATTGTTCTTGGAATGTGGAACATCAAACACAAATGTAATTCTAACAACATCACCAACATTCTTAGTTCCATGTAGTAGTTTATTGTTGAACCAAATCAAATCACCAGCATCAACTTTTACAGATTCTCCACCAACAGTGTAAACATATGAACCTTGTATTGCAAGATGGTATCTGTCTCTTGTAAGATAATAATCTCCGATGTCGATATGTTGCCCAACTTCTCCACCAACTGGCAACGAAAGGAATCCGCATCTATCAAATTTCTTAAAGTTTCTTTTTAAGAATCCTACAATCTCTGTGTGTCTGCTATACGCTGGTGTTTCTACGGATGATTGACTATCACCCACATATTGATTTAGGTCTTTTACAGTACCAATTTTTAATTGAAGGACACCTGCTTGTACTGCAGGGAATCCATACTCATTAACTAAATCGTGCACACCTTCAATATCTTTTTGAGCACCCCAGTCCTCTGGGTATTGTTGCAACTGTTTCAGTATCTTAGAAACATTGATACCTTTTTTGATAACTCTAATGTTAGCCAAAGAAATCCTCCAATGAACTTTCTTCTTGAGTCTTCCAACCTAGTGGTTCAATAACAATCTGTAATGCATCGAGGAATACCTTCTCAAACATCTTGTCATAATCTATGTATGATTCTAATTTAAACTCTTTTGGCAGAACCTGTGGGAATGCAATCACATCTTCCTGTAGAGGATTCGGAGTGCGCACATACACAAACTTAATCTTATCACCATCACGGATTGGTTGATACTTCTTATCGATGCCGAATCGCTTGCAGTGGTGATTGAACAACAACGCACCACGAACATGAATTGGTGTACCCTTTGTATAAATTGGAGAGCCAGTGTACTGCTTCAATCCATTTATACCTCTCGGGAAAGCAATCTCTTGAATCGGTAATTTGTCAAACTCTTTTCTAAACTCCATAACATATGTATGTAGATCTTTTTCACCCCCAGCGAGGATAACTTGAAGTGAATCACGCAACTTTGTACGAATAACCGCAGGTGTAGACGACTTGACCATCTCCAGACCCATAACTTTGATCTTAGGTTTCGCAAACTGAACTCCTTCTGAGTTGTGAACATTAATGATATATCTTTTCTTGGCAGTCCAGATGGCTTTGTCCGCAAGAACTTCTCGCTTCATGACCATCTTCTGACTGTATGCATTCATGTAATCTGATAGTTCGGTGTAACCTTGATCAATGAATGGTTGAAATACTTCTTCGCAAATCTTATCCATGTACTTGATCTTCTGCTCAGTGTTCTTACCTTCGCAAACTTTCTCGATGAGATGTTCAAGTGTAAGATAGATTGAGTCAGTGTCAATGGCAATGACAAAGTCTTTACCTTCTGTCTTGAGAGTTTTGTTGAGGAATGCATTCAACTTGTTTGCCATCCAACGAATGGATAGTTGACCAGAAGTCGTAATACCCTCTGCCATTCTAATATCAAAGTAACGGAAGTACTGATTGCCCATCGCACCATAAGCAGAGTTAAGAGCAATCTTCATAGCCATCTGCAGGTTGTTAAGACGAGAGATATCTTTTAGCAGGTGAACCTTTGTCTTATCGTTTTGGTATTCCTGTTCAATCTTTAACATCTGTTTCTTAAACTTGGAACGATTGATATACATCTCTTCCATCAACTCAGGCATGAACCCTTTGATGTCTTTGCGATATGTCCAACCATTTGCAGTCATGGCAAGGTCTCTTCGTTTAAGATAGTCAGTATCAATCTCTTTGTTGAGTAACTTGTCAACAGTGACTGACAACTTCTCGCTCGTTAGAGTTTCTGGACTGATGTTGTATTGCATGATCAAGTGAGGATACAAACTGTTCAAGTCAAAGGAAACAACCCACTTGTGCATACCAATCATTGGATCCTTTACATAAGCACCTTCGAACTGGGAATCTTTTCCAGAGTAAGTCTTAGCTGGAATGACAATACCTTTCTTACGAAGGTGATTGTAGATGATAGTGTCCCACATACGAACCTGAGAGTAAACATCTTCAGGATTAATCTTAGCATTGTATGCCATGGTTAGGTGCAACTCAAGCAGACGCATCTTGTCTTCGAGTTTGTCAACTAACTCCACATCGTGAATGTTATATTCAACAAAGTCTGTCCAGTAATTTGTGTAGAAGTCTTTAAAGTCAACTCCAGGATTCTCTTTCTTGGCATCATCTAGTTCTTCACCAGCAATGTAATCCAAACGATATGACTCTTGCTTTGTATATGTATATTTCTTGTAAAGTTCAAGATAGTCTAACTGAGAGATACCCATGATGTCATAGTGAATCTGTTCATTACCTTTAATGAAAGTCTTTCGTTGATTGACATAACCCCATGGACTAATCTTGTTGGCAAATGTATCACCCAACTCTCGCTGAATGCGATGAATCAAGTAAACATTATCAAAGAAGTCTGTGTTCCAACCAGTGATGACATCTGGGTAGTTACCTTGCCACCAAATCATAAACTCTTTGAGCATGTGTTGTTCGTCACGACAATTGACCATCGTAACATCAGAACGAGGAGACTTATACTCACCATACTTTGTTTGAGCAAAGGTAACAACCTTCTTTGATTGAAGATCCTTGATAGTGATTAGAAGAACTTCTTCGTTGGCAGACTTGATATCTGGGAATCCATTCTCAGTTTCAGTCTCAATGTCAATTGTGAATACTTTAATCTGTTCCATATCCCAGTTGACATCGTCTTCGTAAGTGTCACTGATATATTGATATGCGTAGTTGGTGTTACCGTAAACTGGGAATCCTTCAACACCTTCGTATCGTTTTAGGAAGTCACGAGTCTCACGGATACCTCCAGGTTTTATTTCATCAACGAATGTATCTTCAAGAGTCTTCCATTTTGATGGAACCTTAGAAGTGACAAAAAGCGTAGGATAGAAATCTACCTTACGCTGATATGCCCTGCCGTTTTGATATCCCCTAACGAGGATCTTGTCGCCCACTGGGTGGACGCTGGTATAAAATTCCATTAAACTTGTTTTCCATACATTAGTTGCATTGCATCAAGTGCACAGTCGTGGACAGGATGATGTTTGATAACTTCGTGTCGTTTGAACAGAGGATGATCCACTTCTACATAACCATTCGTGGTTCCAAACATAATGTCAACTGCAGTTCTCACATCTCTCCATACATTATACCCTGTAATCTCTTGCAAGTCAAATTTAACAGCAAGCGAATCAATAGCCATCTGGTCTAATGAACCTCGTGCCCACATAGTTTGTTTATCCGCATTTGGGAATTGCTTCATGTAATCATAGAACTTTTGCATTCCATTTTCCACAGTCATGTCCTCACGGGATGGATCAAGAGAAGTCTTACGAACATATTCGTGTTGACCTTTCCACCACTCAAGTGTAGATTTAGATGCAGTACGACCAACACCCATCTGTTCCTTGACATCGAACTTTACAAAACATGCATTGTCCAATAAGTCTTGATAGGTTGGTCGTTTCTCTGGATCAAAGTGAACCATAGCTGCAGAAAGAACCACACAATTGGATTCCACTCCCAGCGTTTCTACATCGAACATAAACATTATAGCACTCTTCCTTCACCTTCTTTGGTGAAGAATGATTTGATCTTTTGCTCTTTAGTCCATTCAGCAGTATAATCATTATCAATATCACAAAGAGTAATTGCTTCTTCTTCAGTAAGAACACGATGTGATGTAATCACTTCTGGAAGTGCCAATTGAGAAAACTCTTTTGCGTCTTCACAAGTAACATCATCCATTGCCCACTCTGGATTAGTTGCTGGTGCTTCCACCATATATCGCATACGATATGATTGAATGGCTTCGACCAAAACCCATACCGAACCTTCTTTTAATTTACTCATCATTATCACCTTTCATTGCCAGTGCTTTGTTTAAAGATTTCTGCGCATGACGCAGACCAAATTCCATCTCATTCTTTTGTTGTCTTACCTTTTCTAACTCACGAGAAATTTTCAGATAAGTGTCATACAAATCGTTGGTATTTTTCTGAAGTGCCTCAACATATGTAGCTACTTTATGAATAGTTACCCATGTACCATCAGCCAGTTTTGTATGACCATCACGAACACGAAATTCATCAGTCCATCTTTCGTTTAGTTTGTAACTTGGCATTGGTTCAAACAGAAACAATTCTTGTTCTCCTAATTTCTTTAGGAGTGGATTGAATTGGTTGTCAATAGATTCTTTACCGTAAAACATTATTCATTCTCCTCATACTCATATTCTTCAGTACGACCAGACATTTCTGCATGGATATCGCAAAGAGTTGTATGCCAACCATCAGTATATGTTTTACCTGCAGCACCGCATGATTCGCATGTACGATAACTCATAGACTCTGCGAAAGAAATGTATTGATAATGTTTGTCAGTTGCAGCTTGAACATAGAATCGAAGTCCACCGAACTTCTCTTTTACTTGAACAGCAACTGGAACCTTCAGTGTTTCTTCATCTAGTTTTACTTTGGCTTCGTCAATCTTTTCTTGGGTGATAATATCTTTACTACCTTCCCAGCGTGGTTGATCAACTTTATCTTTGATAGATTCATAACGACTTTGTGCTTGGCGATAATCACTAGTCAATAGACCACAAAGAACATCGATGATGTTATACCAACCATCACCACATTCAAGTCCCCAGCACATGGCTGTGGTGCGCATATCTGCATTACGATCTTTGAAGATCAGCGGATACTTTGCACAGAGTGCTTCGTCTAATTCTTTTCTCATGATAATTCTCTATCCATTTGTAACTGCCAGTGTTTGTATAATTCTTCGTATGCTCGAAGAACTTCGTCAGGTACTTTGTTACCATTCTTTATTTCTTCTTCAATGGCACGACCTAGTGTTCGAGCCAATCTAATTTCTTCGAAGTCTAACATAATTAATCTCCATACCAAGTTCTATGATTTTCAGCTACATGTTCAAGTCCATCGTATTCGCCAATGTGCCATTCAACATCATCTGGAATATCCAAGATTGCTAGTTCTGATGCCCAACCCCATGAATCTTTACCCAACTCTTCAATCACTGCGATCAAATCTGGATCATTGCGTTGTTCATAGAACTCATACTCACTTAGGTATGTCGCATCAGATTGTGGACTACCAGCTTTGTAATAGTCTGAATCATTTCCACGAATTGGATACTTGGCTGGCACTTTATCGAATGCGATACCTTTGCGTTCAAGTAACTTCTCGAATGCGATATTTGAGATACCGAATCCACCAAAACATCTATTAATTACTACTTTCATTTTATTACCTTTGAGTTGTCTGCAACATCTTTGTCGTCACGCAGTTCAATAAACACTGGAAGAAACAAAGATTCTTCTCCACTTTTGTTCTTGATCCTAGCATTATACTTCACTGCCACGATTTTGTCAACTAAATTTTCTTTCCAATATTGCTTTCGTTGTGCATCATTGAAACCAGATCCTACATTTACCTTTACAATTCCATCTGCGGATTCACAGATAATTGCACCAAGCATACCTACTGCTTTACCCTTACCTTCTTCGACTGCAACAATCTTAAGATCGCATTCTAATTCACCTTTGAATTTAATCTGAGTCTTGCTTCGTTTGTCTTCCCATTCACCACTACCATCTTTAAGGATGATACCTTCATATCCATCTGCAAGATAACCTTGGAAAATGTCTTGTGCTTCTTCTAATGTTTGCACGATGGTTGATGTCACAGACCAAATCTTTTTGCCTGCAGATTCTTGTTTATCTACAATTGCTTGTAAAGTGGCGAATCGTTTTGAATATGGAGTCAAACAATATCCATCAACGAATGCTACATAAGGAATCAAATCCCAAACAGTTGCATGAACCTTTGCTGCATCTTCTGCAGAGATTGTACCCTTGTTTGCTTTGTTGAGGATACCATTACCAGTCTGACGATCAGCGAACTGCATTGTCATGTCATCCATAACCAACAACTCACCATCAAATACACAATCAATATTACCAGCAAGTGCAGCGAACTCTGCTTCTAGATTACCCAACAACAGAATCTGTTTACCGTTTCGACTACGGAATTCTACCTTACCATCACGGACAATCGCATTGAATCGCATACCATCCATCTTCATTTGAGCATAGGCTGGGAACTTAATCTTGTCAACCAACTTCTGTTCGAATGGACTGCATAACATACATGGGTATTCAGGAATCAAACCAGACCAAACTTTGTTGGCAGTCGATACATCAACACCACACTTCAGATCTTTGGAGATGATTCTCTCCAGTACCTTAGCATCGTCAGCCGATACGGATGAGAGAAGCATACGGAGATATTCAATTGCTGCATTACCAGTAACGACTCTTTCCTTCAAGTCATACAATGCCAACATGGCTTGAGTGAGACTTGTTTGTTTTGAGTCAGTGGTATACTCAGGAATCTTTCGTTGATAGAATTGAGTAAAAGGATCCAGTGCTAGCCGAATAACCTCACGCAGTGTTTCGTTATCGCTCTGTGCGTTTAATTGGTCGATCTTGAAATTGCGTGAGGCATTTTCAGCAAGACTGTTTAGAAATTCATTTATGTTCATTCATCACTCCATCAATATGTTTACACTTACCATGATATTTAAAACCGATACAACTACAGACCATACCATTTTCTGATTCTTCTACGGTATATACATGGTCTTTGCTACCTTTAATTTCCCAAATTTTATTCGTGGACTTCTGTCCTTCGAAGTGTAGGTTTCGTTTGAGAACTTTGAATTTACGATATCGAGTATCAAACCGCATTGGCTTGCTGAACATCTTAAAGTTTTGTGGATTGTTCCACATGAAGTAACCAAAGATTTTGTCCATCGATTCATTCATAACATATGTATGATTCGGTTGAAAGTCTATATCCCAAACAGTTATTTCTCTAACAAGAATCATGCTGCTTCCCGAAAGTAACCATAGGGCAGACCATTGAGGTAACAGAAGTATTCCCAGTCACCATTTGCATGTCCAGCGTCCATGATCCAGCGAAGTGCAGTAGTACGATCCTTCGCACCCATACAGATTGTATTAGTGACATGCTGTTCAAACTTCACCACTGCTTCTGCCTCACGCTCTTTGCGATCAGCTTCTTCACGCTCGATGACTCGACCGAGAGTTTCGAATTCAACCATGAATTCTTCCTCAGTCCAATTAGTGGTATCGATACCACGAGGACGAACACCATACGCATCCTTGTACATGTCCCAGAACTGGCACTGCATTTGTTCCAACACAGACATTTCTTCCCAAGATTTGAGTTCGTTCGACATTTGAAGTTCCTTTTCAATCATCATACAACTATTATACATCAATTCTGAATTAAAGACAACACTTAGATGCAACTCTTACGAGGGAATCCAGTTGCAAATCCAGAAGTCCCAGTGGATGCAGATCTTGTAACTTTACCAGACATGCGTTGCTTTGGTGCTTTGCGTGGTTTTACAACTTCAATGCTTCCACCTTTTTTCAAAAACAACTTTACTTGTTTTTCGGTTTCAGCACGCAACTCAGATTTTGATTTAAAGAATGTATTCATCATATATTTTCCTCTCAATTAAAGCGAAACTGGACGGAAGCCCATTGTATCAACATAAACACTAACACCATCTTCACGAACAAGAATATCACCAACAGACACAGAGTGCATTGGAGCAAATCGTTCGATCTGATCTTCAAAACCAACATTGCTGGCAGTAAACACACCATCAAAAGAATTGGCAGTAATAACAGCAACTTTTTTGTACATATCTTTTGCAGCTTTGATTGCTTCAACAGTTGGACGGAAAGTTGTATTCAAATACAGATTATAAAACTCTGGATAATCTTTGGAAGAATTCACCAAGTCAGATTGTTCACGAGTCAGGTTAATTTGTAACACTTCATATTTCATCATTTTCACTTCCTTTTCAATTTTCATACTACTATTATACAGTAATTTGCAATTAAAGACAACAACTTTATGGAGTAACCCTACGAGTCTGAGGGGATTAGATACCCTTGTAGATACAGGGGTTTAGAATGCGGAAAACCCTCTACGAGAGAGGGTTTAGAGGGAGGTCTAGGGGAAGCCTAGAGAGGGTTACAGACCGACTAAAGCAGACGCTGGAGCGATCTCTATCCCTGAACCGAATAATCGGTTGTATTCGTTGACCATTTTCTTGGATGGTTCACCTTCGGTGGCAACGCATTGACTGAACAATTTTACCTTTCCTTCGGTATAAGGCATGTATGGCATTAAAGCCAGACCGACTCCATCTTTTGTTTGTTGCATGAGGATAGTTGCTGGTGCTTCTACATAATATCCAAGTGCAGTTACTTCTACTTTACCAATCAGTTCTTCACCACTAATCAATTTAAATACTTTAATCTCTGTCATGTCAATCCTCTATAACAAGTTGTTCAATAAAATCTGCTGCATAGTTTTGATCAGTAAAGAAATGAATAATAGTTCTTTCATAATCATAGTAATGCTGTGCAACTACCATCACCTGTTTATTTTTGTAAACAGATATTTTTAATATCCAGTCACCACGACGAACTGTGACGAAAGATATCATGTTTGGTGATAGTTTGGCTTTCATACAAGTATTTAGGGAGAGCCGAAACTCTCCCTACTTGTACGATTACTTGGTTGGTTTAGGTGCTTTACCGTTTACCCAATCCCAATCGTCATCTGTCATTGGGATCCAATTGTTCATTTTACTTTACCAGCTTTGTAAGTTCTGAATGCTTGGATACCCTCAGCAATACCAAGGATGATATTCTTACAATTGTTCAGCAGCTTTTTCATATGCGTCCTCTTGTAAGAATGACTTCTGTCCCTTAGTCTTCACTGGAACTTTCTTTGCTTTCTGTGTTTCTGGGATTAATTGATCGAGAGCGATCTTTAATACACCATTGAACAACTCAGCATCTTTAACTTCATACTGATCACCGATTGCCCATGCACGAGTAAACGCACGCATGCCAATACCTTTGAACAGATAATCAGTGTCCTCTGGTTCTGTTGACTCAGAGTTACCCTTAACGATTAGTTTACCACCATCAATGGTAATGTCGATTTCGTTTTGTGCGAAACCTGCCACAGCGATTTCAATCGTGTAGGTATTACCGTTCTTGCGAACATTGAATGGAGGATAGTTAGGGATGTTTTTGGTTAGTTCGTCATGAAGATTTTGCATCTTCGAGAACTGGTCATCGAAACCTACGAACACCTTATCAAAGTCTTTGAAGTGTTCACCAAAAAATGTGGGGATGAATTGTCGTACCATTGTGTTTCTCCTATTAAGCGAGTTTAATTAAAATTGATACCCCGAAGGCATATCATTAATGCTGGTTACAATTCCAGCGACATCGTGCGTCATGCCTGCTTTATACGATTCGTAACTTAGTGGTCCTAAGGTGAATTCTTATTACTTATTCATTACATACATTGTAACTTCAAAGCCAAATCTCATTTCTGTTGCTGATGGTTTTGTCCACATAATAATCTCCTAATTGTTTGTCCATTGTTGGACTTATTACTTAGGATTGAGAGGACAAAAACCAGCTAATGAAAATCATTAGTTATACCTAATGGTATTTATGCTTTTTCTGCAGGTGTTTCAGCTGGTGCATTTTTTGCAGCTTCTGCTTCTAATGCTACAACCTGTGGTTCACCTTGCTGTTTAATTTTGTTAATAACTGCAACTACTTCCTCAAATGGGTGCTTACCCAATACACGAAGAATCATATTACAATCGTCTATACTCAATTCAAGTTTGATCATTTTGCTTTTTTTCCTATGTTATATTTGGGAACAAGTTCCCACTCATTTTTCTCTTTAAAAGAGACTACTTTAATTTGAGACAAAGATGCCTTATTGTCTGCTTGCGTATTATTTAGAATCTTTAATAGATCCCAATCTTGTAGCAAACCAGCAATAGCATTTCTGCGCTCGATATCGCCACTCGTGATATTAGATTCTTTACCATCAAGAGCAAACAATTCTTTGAAATGCACTATGAAGTATCTACCTTGCTTATGTAAAATGTGGCAAGATTGATACAACTTGTTTTCTTTTCTGGAAGCGATCCCGATGCGGGTAAGTGTCTCACGAACCTTTAGAAAGTTATCTGGTTCTGG